TTCCGTCTGCGAGGGTTACTTCAAACTCGCCTTCTTTTCGTGCCCCTACTGAGGATGGGATTTGGGTTGATACGACCTTCTGTAAATTACTTACATCTGGAGCCGCGCCTACTGTTGGTAGGTCAAAAGGTCCTTCTTTCCCTGCTTTACTTAGCATATCTAGAGCACTAAATGCTTGCCCTACACCTGTTGGCAATGCTGCGCCCATGAGTCCTTTAACTATTCCTCCTAAAGGACTCTTTTCTCCTCCGGTTCTCCACGCTCCCGTAGTGGGTTGGACATAGGGCTGTTGAACGGTTTGTTGGGTGAACTTAGGTTGGAATTGAGGGTTGTACTGTTTACGAGCTGATACGTATTGTTGTTGCTGCTCTTTGGTGGCTTGACCTAATGCTTCCGTAGCTCCACCTTGTCCTGCTGTGACTTTTCCTTGCCCTAAGATCTGATCTAGGAGTTGTTGATTTAAAGCAGTCGTAAAACCACCGGGACGTTGGGAAGGTTCAGTTGGAGAAAATCCTCCTGTTTGATCTTTGTTTAAGGCTGTGTTCACCCCTGACATAAAAGTATTCGCACTAGGCTGAGAAGGGGTTATGGATTGCCCCATAGTCAACTCTTGTTCTTGCGGCGCTGTTGTGTATGCTACCATTATTCCTCTCCCTCTATTCCGGCTTGTCCTGTAACCCCAGCAGGTTCTTCAATCTCTCCGGGCTCTCCAAACAGCTCAAGATCTCCTCCTGGGCCTGGAATTTCTTCAAGTCCTTCTCCGAGCATGTCTTGAGCATTAGCTCCGGAGATAACCTTTCCCGAAGACGGGTCAATATCCATTGAGTTTGATTCGAGTGGTACCAGCTTTCCAAGTCGTCCTTCTTCACGTTCCAATACTCCTGTTTCTATTCCATATTGGTAGGCTATATGCTCCATACGGTGTTGCATTAGTTCGGCAATAATTCCTGCCTTCATTTCGTCCCCCACACCCTCTACTACCTGCATGGTGACTTCGTCTACAATCTCAGTATCAGGGTCTATGTCGTCGTTTAAGGTCGCGATCAAAGCGTCTGTTATTCTTATGTGTTGTGCATGGTCTTGATCTGGATGAACCGTAAATACCTCTCTCTTATCGGGAGGTAGCATAAATAACATATTCTCATAGACTTGATCGTCGAATCTCTTAACTTCGGGCTCTTCGGGTAGGAATCTTTCCATATCCTCTGTCTCTAGGGCGTTCAGATAATCTTTGTGCGCCTCTCTTCTCACCCCAGCGTCTTGTGATAATTCGGGATCTTCCATAACGAATTGATACTGTTGTTGGGCTTTGGCAATCTTCTGTTGCTTTGTGATCATCCGAGGATCCATGATAGGAACGACTTTCATTTCGTTTTCATAGTCCTTTTTGGCGATTTCATGCATGTCCCCACCGAAATAGTAAGTCTCCTTATCGGGAAGGTATAGTCTGTTCAATTTATAGATCTTCTCTAACTCCTCCTCAAATGCGATGGACTGCTGCTCCATAACACTCGTTGGGAGTTGAAGGCTCGACTCTAGTAATGTCATTACCGTCAAAGGTTGAAGGACTTTTTGCACATCTCCCGTGACAGGGTCGGTAGTATTCCCTACTCTTTGGGCTGTTTCAGGTAGATCTTGCAATAACTTCATATGAGATGGATTCGCACCGGGGAATTGGAACTGATAAATAGCTTTACGAATATCATCTCCTGCTCGGGGGAGTTTTATGAACTTTCCAATCTCTAATTCTAACTGATCGCCCTTTACTCCGAGGTTATCTGATATAAAACCTGACATATTGCCGAAGTTTGCCAAGGTCGAAGCATCTATTCCTTGTCGAAGCATCTTATTAATGGCTATGTTTAGCTGCCCTATTAAATGACCATACCCAAGCCCGTAGAAGCCGTCTGGGTTCGTTAGGAAGCTATAATGAGTGTAAGTCTCAATACGCTTCCTTTCTTCGTCCAGAGGCTTTCCATCTTTATTTGTGAGGTAGTTCCTCTCTATCCGTAAGACTTCTTTGGATTCGTGGTCGAATGTCACTATGAAAGGGTAGGAGATTCCTTCGTCACCTTTTAGATTTAGTAAGCGATGCTGCTCTATTGCTATCCCCATCTCCGTCGTACCATAGGGGTCTTGCTCGCTCATTCCTTGGGCGTGATCTTCGGCTTGTTGTTTTCCATCGGACCCTTCATCTAGCCTTGTTTGCTTCAGTGGCTTTGTAAAATACCCACTTTTTGCCAATATCTTGCTCTTATTCATGGAAAGGCGGCAGATCTCGGATATTCTATCAATGTCCTCTAGCTCTCGTGGTCCCACCCCGTAAGGCACTATAAGATCGTCAATCCTCACTCTCCTTATAACAGGTCTTTTCTTTAAGGGGTCATACCATGTTTTTGTAAAGTCCGAACCCTCTTTGGCAGTTGATAGGAACATTGCTAGTTTGTCTTTCTTGTAGCGACGGTCGTTCACTCCCAGTTGGTAACTCATGTGTTTACCAATCCTCTCCGCTAGTTCCACTTCCTCTTTCTTTTTGGAATTTCCGGGGATTGCTTGTACAAAATCCCTTGAAGGGAAGAAGGCTTTATAGGCCCTTGATTGGTAACTATTACAAGACTCCGCCAAAACCGGGATTGATTCCTCGGACGCCCCTGACCATGGGGGAGATTCTGGGGTATGAGTTTGATAGTACAGCTCATGCCAAATCTTTCGCTTCATGTCAAACTGTTGACGTGATTCTCTATCCTTCGTGAATGCCTGATACGACTCTTCACCTATTTGTCTGAGCTTGCCCTCATCCATTCCTTCAGCGAGGTTCTTTGGATCTTTCTTAGCCATTATTACAGAACCATACGTTTACATCATTGGTGTCTTTGAGCATTTTCTTTTCCTTGTCCTTTAGCTTTTCATTCCATGCATCAAAACGTTTGATATTCTTGTCTATCCACGGAATAATTCCATCACCATAAGGGATAAGATTCAGACCAGGTTTCGGGAGATAGAGATTTCTATATTCCTGTATCTGTGCTAAAAATTGCCCTTCCGTCCAGAAAGTCCTCTTTTCTACGCCACCTCCCCAAGTCTCGACTTCGAGTGTGACTTCTTCATATCTGAGCTTACCATTTGTCTTTCTATCTTGCAAATCGGGCTTCTCGAAATAGCAACAATCGTATCCATATAAATGCATGGTTTTGAATCCCATCGCTTCGAGGAGGGACAATCCTCTGGTCGCTGTAGCTGATCCTCCCTCGAACATTATGTGTTTACCTCCTTTGTGATCCTTCGGGATTACCTTGTCTTCATTCGCTCCCACTGAGGCATGATACCCATATACTTTACATCCGCATTTGATAAGGTGTCTCGTTACCTGAGGGTCGACCATAGACGCTACAAACCACAATACATCTCTATCGGGGTATTCTACGAAATCACTCACATGTTGACGAGGGTCTAGTAATATACACGCCCACGGCTTCATGTTGTACTTTTCCAACTTCGCTAAAGCATGCTTAACTGCGACTACCTTCATGCCTTGTTCGTACTTGTCTTTGAAATCAGGCGGATATAAAGAGGGTCCAGCGTTGGCTATGATGAGTTCTTCATTGTTAGCTTTACAGGGTTCTAGCCATGTCTCGATGATTTTGAGGTTTTCTTGTACATTTTTCATGATAGTATCATCTTGGACACAATTCTTGGTTTGTATTCCCATATTCTTGGTATCGAATGTTTGTCCTGACATAGCGTTTGAGTGCATTGGTGCTCCTTGTATTTTTTTGGGACCCTTTAGATGGGTCATGAATTCACTTAGGATGGTTTGCTCGAATACATCTCTTCCCGTGGCGTCTTTTGATAAATCATTTAAAATGAGGTCGTCAGTCTTCTTTAACTTCTTACGTCTCTTCTCCACCTTCTCTAAGGCCCTGTCGAATACATAAGCATCTGTCCATTCCGGGAAGGTGGGGACTTTTCCATCGAGATAGAATTGCCTCCACTCTTTGATAACTTCATCGCCGCCTTTTTCAAGGTCGAATATGATAAAACCTGTTTCTGAGGTGGGCCAATCTTTCCTTCCTAAGTAAGTGACCGAAGCTCCGTCTTGGATCTTCTCTATATCCTCTATTGTTAGGGGTTTCGTGGTCATTACGTCGGCGTCAATCCATATCAACTTCGTGACCTTTTCGGGAAAGCCCCCTTGATCTGGTGTCAACTCATTGAGCGTCTCGATTGCCTTCATCACTTCATAAGTAGCGAATACTTTATGAGAAAACTCTATATACTTGTACTTGAATGATTCTCCGGGCGGGACGTTCTCTGGGGGGGACACTTTCCTAGCATCTTCGAGGAACGCGTTAAACTCATCTGGGAACCCTCCACTCACATGACCTTGCTTTTGCCTCTTAACAGCCGTCTCTCCGACTCTCTGGGCTATTTCTTGGGTATCTGTTCCTGTATCTAGCTGAATGAACAACTCAACAGGCCAATTATCAAAGAATGACTCGATCATATTGTTTGCATATGTGTCGAAGTACTTGTTGGGAAATGTTGTTACTGCTGCGTACATATTATTCTTCCTCTGGTTCTATTGAAACATTATATAACATTGTTCTCATAATTACGGCCTTTGCTTTCTCTAGTATCCATATCTTATCTTTGGTGGTGTCCTCTGTGCCTGTTATCCGAAACGTACCACCGGCTTCGTCTGTTTCTATAAGGATAAGTGCTCTTTTAACCTCTTTGACTTCTTTTAATTCCTCTAGGACGTGCTGCCATTTCTCTTCTTTAGACATATTCTCATACCTTTGGGGGAGTTTGACTACGTTTGCCATATTATCCTCCGAACCAGTAATTCCATGAGTAAGCCATTAAAGGCCACCAAAACATAAACCCGATTACTAGTGCTAAACATGCGTTTATACCTGCCATATTATCCTCTAAAGATTACTTTTACGTCTACGCCTTTTTTGTTGGCGCGCTCTATTCGTTCATTCCACCACTCCGAGCTTTCAAGGGTACAGTGAGCATTCTCCCCATTAGGGAGGGTCTTCTTAGCGGGGAACTGTGCTATCGTTAGAAACACACCTTTATCAGCGTGGTCGAAGATATCATCTAACACGTCTTGTACATCCTCCTCAGGGATATGCTCCATTACGTCAGTACATATTACAAGGTCAAAGTTGAAAGGTGGTCTCTCGGCATACTCAGGTCGATAGGGATCGTATAAGAACGGTAAAGGTACTCGCCACTTCTCATGGAGTTTCTTCTTATAAGCACTCGCAGCTCCACATCCATAGTCAAGGACATTTAATGCCTTGATGTCTTTTATAAAGCGGCCTATTTCTTTCTTGAACACAGCGACTTGCCCGCCCTTAAACTTGTAATCGGCGTGAAGTTGTTCGTACTGTTCTTTGTATTTATCGTTAACTATCATTCCCACCCCAATATATGATCGTCTACTGATTTCTCAAATTTGATCATCCCTAAGGTTTCTATAGCGTATTCTACTGCTTTCATATTACTCTTCTGCTCCACTACTATGATGGGTTTTGTTCTTTCAATAAGGGTTTTTGCCCCTTTTAGGACTTCATATTCCATTCCCTCAACGTCTATCTTTAAAAGGTCGATTCTTTCTTCGTCTTCGATGAGTTCATCCAGAGGCCATATAGTCTCTCCGTTGTGGTCTATAGTTACTTTCGCTGCTCCTGAGTTCAAATAGTCGTACCCGACTCTTCCCGAACCGCCGTTGCCGATTATCTTATTAAAGAGTCGTATTCTAATAGTCCCGTCGTCTACATTCCTCTCGTAACACTCTCTAAAGGCAGCGATGGGTTCGAAGGCCAATATTCTCTTAAAGCCATTATCACGAGCCATTCTTGACCATAGTCCTACGTGAGCTCCTACATCACAGAACACCTGAGGGTCTTTGACATGTTTCATAGCCTTATTGAAAGCTTTATGTTGGTATAAGCCATCTTCGGTGAGATACTTTGGGAAGTGCCTATCTTGTGTGGGTAACCATGTGTTTTTAACAAATTTCATCTACTTCATCTACTCCACCGTAACGTTGCATGTGATCTCTCTCGTTAATCCATACGTCTGCGTACATAACTTCCTGACATTCTGGGTGTTCTATGGGGTCGAACCACGGGCCTCCTAGCGTATAATGGATAACCTTTGGCATTGCTCCGGCTGGGCTTATGCCTTCTATCCAGTTGTAATCAGTGCCTATATGTCCTATCTCCTCATCATTTAGCCAGTCGAAGGCATGTAACGTAGAGCCTAATGCTTGGTTGACCATTGTTTTATTAAGACGGCGATTCGATGGATGACCGCAGTTCATCAACATAAAGCTCGACCAGTTCTTCCTATGGTAGCGCTGTTGAGGCATGTTATCCATCTTGGTGTTTTCTATCCTACGATAGTTGTGTTTGACACACATCAATGCGTATTTGTCCTCTATTCTATCGACCAGTTCGGCTATATCTGAGGTGAATACCATGTCACTGTCTAAGAATAACGCCCATCCGTCAAAATTCATCAACTCAGGCACGAGAAACCTCGTATGAGAGAATTGCGTACTAAAGGGCTTGAAGTCCACCAGATCAATCATATAACCTTCTGATGGGTGTGTTATCCACTGTCTCCAGAATAACCCGTCACGGCGTACCTGTCGGTGTTTAATCGGCACTACCTCAACTGGTATAGATGCTTTCCTCTCTATTGAGTACTTACATACGTCATATGCTATTGATTCTCTCTCATCGAAACCGATGAATACTTTAAGTGGTGGCATTCCATTCTCCTTGTCGTAGTTCGTCTAATGTGTATTGATTGTTTGCTAAGTGAGCGAAATAATGCTCCCTATCTAGAGGGTAATCCTCTCCATAAGTAAATAAGTGTGGTAAATCTGGTGCGTGTGTAGCGTAGGCTTTAATCCCCTTTTGGAGGGCTTCTACTGCTACATTTGAGTTGAATACTATGACTGCGTCTGATCTGTCCAAATCCCACTCCAACGGGTTGGAATCGCTCTTAGTACGGACAATAATATCTTTGTCGGTTTTGCCTGATAGGTAGTCTTTGACGTCATCTACCCAGCAATCCTCATCTATCTCAAAGAACTCACATACATAACCTGTAGGAGGACAGAGCATGATCTTCCCGTACTTCCTCTCCTCTCTCCACGGTTCGATAGGGATGTCTAATTCGTCCCATCTCTGGGTACAGACTACGTCATCTGGCCTGTAATTGCACCGGGTGTTATTCTTACTGACCCGATAGTAACCGTCGAAGTGTCCGGGCTTGAAATAACCTCTATCGAACTCCCAGAAGTCTTTCTTGCTTGAGCGGCAGTGTTTAAATATTGTGCCTGTTCCCCGAAGTATCCCGTATGAGATCGCTGGAGATACGCCACCGTTGAGAGGTCTATGCTTGAGAAACGCGGTATGTTGTACGTCGTATTCATCTAAATTCCTCTTCAGTAGCCCCATACGTAGGGCTTCCATTACTGTGTCATTGATTGTATGCCCCGTCTTCCATAAGGTGTACTTCATTCAACTCTCTCTAGTGTGAAAGTATACTGCTCTACAGGTACATAGACCGGCTCTCCATATTCGTGGAATTCCTCTATCTCTTCACCGTCTTTTGTGACATACCGAAGAACATTCATCCATTTGCTCATATAATCTCCTGCTGTAAATAAATTCACAAAAAAGATTCTCTGTCAACACTTATCTTGCATCCACTCGAAACGTATTAGTTTCCTGTGCCCTTTTCTCATAAAGGCCTCCTTAGGCAGTTGATGGTATTTCTCTCTGCCATATTTCTCAATGAAGTCTTTTATTTGCATGCCATCCATTAAGATGCTCATGTTTCTGGTGGTATGTTTGTGCTGCACCCCACGAATGTAGAATCCACACGGGAGAGGAAACTCATTGAGACGCAGCACCCTCTCTCTGACTCTTTCTCCTACGCCCCTATTTATCATCATCTCTTCCATTTCTTGCTTGGTTCTGCCTTTCCGTCTAGGCTCTTCAACGACAGTATTTAGGCCAACCCCTTCTGGGATAGTCCCTACACAGAACACCTCCTCTAATACCTCCAACACATCCCTCATCTTAGTGAGGCTTACGTTTTCCTGTCTCATAGTCTTCTCTCCCATCCATTGAGTTATGTACTATTACGCCGTCTTCTTCATCTGGTCTACACCAGCAATCTTTCTCTATTACGTGATCTCTTAGATCGTCGATAGGATACACATGGTACGTATCCATAAAGTGTTCGTTATTCCACATCAGTAACCTCCTTTGGCTTGGAGCATTCACACAGCATTCCTGCGCCACACTCACATGCATTCCTCATGTCGCTCACACCTCCCCATGGACTGTATGGGTGGTTCTCGCATACCCAGCCTGTGCCATCACACATTATACAGCCAACTATCAAGCTATCTATGGTTTGCATCAGTATCCTCCCTTTATGTCTATGCCTGTCCGTCTACGGTAGGCCTCTTGTTTCTCTTTAGAGTCGAGTATGGCATCATTGGAGCATTGAGCCCCACAGTAATATTCTCGTGGCTGCCCTTCCTTCCAATATTCTGTATCCACCCTCAGTTCCTCATCGAGAGGTATAGTCTTTCCGCAATGTATGCAATTAACCATCGGATCTCTCCTTCTTACGAGTTAGTACAGGGATGTCATTCCGCCTATGGATAATAGCAACATTCTGTGAGTAATCGTATCTCTCGTACCCCAGCTTATCTTTCATAGTTACTATATCACCATCCTCTGGCTCACTCCCCTCATCCAACACAATAAACTCTGGTAATGTTGCTAGTGCTGCTTCTATTGCTTTGTTGGTGTCTTCTAATGACATACAGTGAGATTTCATATAGAAAGCTGCAACCATATCTTTTATTACTTTATCCATCAATATCCACTCCTTTTATTAGGCATAATCCGTGCGCGTGCTGCGTCATAGTTTATGCGGGTTCTTTCTGATTCTGTTACCCCTAATGGGTTTGCTGCACATCCATACGATATACAGTCGTATATGTGGTCTTCTTGGGTAGTGTCTGGGCCTTTCTCTGGCCTCTTGTCGTCTATCTGTAGATCGGGCACTGTTCTCCACAGTTGTAGGCAGTTCTCCGTGAAGTACATCATAGGGATACCGTCGTTGCCAACTAACCTCGCCCTGATCTCTTGGTAGTTATTCTCCCGGTCTTTGATGGATTTAACCATACTGTATAATCCGTTAGTGGCTTCATACATCCTTTCCTCGGGACTGGGGCCATCTACCTTACTCCACATGCCTGAGTCACCCACACGAAAGTCCATCTCTTCCCCGGCTTCGTCCTCGATAGCTATGATACGTTTGGCTACTTGTGGGGATTCTTCTCTCGTTCCTTCGTTGGCTTTGCCTGTCCATCCGTATAACTCTCTGTACACGACAAGGGAATTCTTTGGTATAGCCACCGCTTTATGTCCATCCCTTGCCTTCAATACAGTATCATCACCAGCTACACAAAACCACAAAACTGCATAAGGTCGATATGTTCCCCAATCAATCACTGTAAACTTCACCCAATGCTGCGGCACTCTGAAAGGACGGATCATATGAATGTCTCGTCGCATCTTCTCTAACGCTGCACCAGCGGTGATATCCCATAGTCCGAACCTCATAGCATTGACCAACTCAGGTGATCCCAATCCCTCCAGCCTTGTGAGATACTCAGGGTCTTCCTCCATTAACGTGGGATTGTCGTCCATTATCGCTGGTATGTACTGTCTGAGCAATCCACCCTCTTCTCCGGACTGTCGTATGATATGAAGAGGCGGCTGACTGTCGACGAATGCAGCCTTGACCCATGAATGTCCTATATTACCGGGATTAGACCCACTGAGGACCCTCGGGAACATCCCTTTGTACTTCTCTGGGGGTTTGATGCTCACCATCCTTACACGGCCTCTCAGGAAGCGGTATATGAAGTCTGTGAAGTGAGTCAGCT